GAAATTCCATGTTTGCCAGTTGTTCACTCCATAATATTGCTGTGAACCAAGTCGAACATCTTTCACATATCTGGAATCAAAATTGCCATAGTTGCCGGGAATAACTTGCGAGCCGCAAAGCCAATTCCCGTTATTATCCATGTACGCCTGACCATCGGTGCCATTGGCTGTCCTTGAGTTATTAATCATGTAGATGCCAAATTGCTTATTTCCCAATCCACCTATCATGAACTTGCGGTCGGCATGGTCCTGACGAAGCAATGCCTGAGCACCATCAGTGGATACCGCATTACGTCCCATAATAACGTTCTGGTCACGCATATGAATCCACATGCCTGTACTGCTGTTAATTAAAAAACGGTTTGTAAATATATCTCCTGTAACATCCAGACCATGCCCCATAGTTATGCGACCTGTTCTGAGATTAAGCGTAAAGGGGCGTAGTGGCCCTATATCACCATTTTCCCCCTCATTCTCTCGTGTAGGGATGATATGCAGGCATTCTTCAGAACGACGAAAAATGGCACCAAAAGATGAATTAAATATCCTCAGTGCATTGACTGTCGATATTTTTACTTCACTGCTGAAAAGGGCTTTAACAAGAACAGACAAAGCATCCCATTTAAGATTCATCAGGTCTTTTGTTGTGGTGCTTTGTTTGCTTCTCCATTTGAAATATTCATTGCCGTTGTCGCCTGTTTCAAACCACATGTATGAATCAGTATCGCTGTCGGCATCATTTTTAAATCCAATCTTTGCCCAGTCGGTATTTCGAATCCATGCAAGAATTGAGTCGTTTTCAAAAGTAAGTCCACCGGACAAGGTATCGCCTGTCTTTTGCACGGCGTTACCAGCCTTGTTTACCGTTTCCTGTAAACCGAGGTATTCGATAACGGCAGCAACGGTTGATTTCGCAAGAATATCCCGCCCGACTTTTGTCAGGGTTGCCAGGCTGGCGACATCATTCCCCGTAAAATACGGAAACTTGTCTGCCGCAGTAGTAAGCCCGGCCAGCGCCGTCAGGGTGGCATCTTTCGGTTGCTTACCCGCAAGCGCGTTAGTCATGGTGGTCGCAAAATTCGGGTCGTTTCCCAGCGCCGCCGCTAACTCGTTCAGCGTATTCAGTGCGTCAGGTGACGAATCTACAAGGGCGGCAATCGCAGCCATAACATAAGCCGTGCTTGCGATCTGAGTATTGTTAGTACCTTTTGGCGCAGTTGGTGTTGTTGGTGTTCCGGTCAGCGCCGGACTGTTCAGGGGCGCTTTCTTGTTCGTTTCATCCATTACCACCTTTATAGCTTTCGATGTCGCGGCCAGTGTTTCAGACGTGCTGTTGGTGGCACTACTGAGCTGAGTTATTCCCCTTACAGTCAGTGAAGCTACAGGCACATTTGTTATCTGCTCCCACGAATGCGTGTGATTGGACGGAGCCTTTCCGGCCGCAAGATCATACGCTGCCTTAACAGCCTTTGGTGTTGCTGCCAGCGTTTCAGACGTGCTGTTGGTGGCACTACTGAGCTGAACAATCCCTTTTCGCGCTGTGGTAGCGTCCTGTGCGGTGTATTTAGCATTAGCCAGGTCATATGCTGCCTTAACAGCCTTAGGCGTCGCAGCAAGCGTTTCAGACGCGCTATTGGTGGCGCTGCTAAGTTGAACAAAGCCTTTTGAGGTTAAAGTTGCATCAGGATGATTACGTGATTGCTCATGTTTCACAATGGCTTGCTTAAGCCGTTTTGCTGAAACAGCAAGGGAATCATCTGTACCTGCATCAATTTCTTGTTCATTAGCAAATCTTGCCACCCCAACAACAGTTTCGGTCGCGGGAGGATTAATAAACTCAATATCACCAAATGTAATATTTTTAGTATCAAGCGTTTTAATTGCTATATCACTTGATATTAAAGCGATAGTAGATGATGCTTTATTTATTATTGCTTGTTCTTGTGAGTATACAGCAAACAACGTACCCTTATTCGTATACAATCCTATTGTATGGACAACATACTCATCTTTACTATCATCCTTCGCTGTTACATGAATTGTATCAGGGGAAACAACTTTGCCACCTATTGTGGTAAGTCGTTTTATTTCGTTTGTTATATTTGTTTGTGAAGTTGACGTGACATAATATCTACTACCTAAACCAACAGAAACAATCTCAACTTTATTTGTTCCTGTTTTGTTGGCATTAACCAGCTCCTGACGCCCGGCGTCAGTCATCGTAAATAATAATTTACTCACGCTTAATTCCTTGAATTAACAAATTGCGAATTAGCACTCGCCAATTAATCGTACATAAGACACAGGCTGACAAGCACCAACAATACCGACACCACCAGAAACATTGGCTGCTTGCGAAAATGTAAATAATGTTCTTGCCGACTTTGCGCTCTTGATACTTCTTAACGTATCTTCCAACATCTCTTTCGAAGGAACGGCACCATCAAAAGAGTTAATCGAAGCAACAATTGAGGCTGTATATGGTTCGCCAGGTGGTGATGTTTCAAACCATTCTGTTATGTTTACCTCTCCACCCAAGCTATTTACTACATCTTCAACCGCTGCCCTTGTACCCTTTATTCGCTTTGTTCGTATTATTGATTTAAAAACAGAACGCTTTAACGATACAGGCCAACTATCCCTCCATGTATCAGCATTCCATTGCCAAGCTAAATGATCGAGAACAACTGAGTCCAGGTTATCAACAACGCTATATATTTCTGTCTTATATATTAAATTGTTAATTGCTTGTAGTTCATCATCAATAGCTTTCGACATAGCTATCACGTTGGGATCTCTAGCTAAGTTAGGAGGTAAAACATCCAACAAGCTAACATTAAAGATATCAGCCATCCTCTAACCCCGCATACTGGCAATTTATATTTCTCTCTCTGGCGACCTGCGTCTCTCCAACTACAGTAAATACAGGACTTGATATTTCTAATCTTTTAGCCCCGGCATTTTTTAAACGTTGAATAATTTCATCTGGATTTATATCTCTTCCCATAACCGAACGTTGCCATTGTTTATACTCATCAAGAGCTTTCTCAACCTCACTTTGAATTAACGTTGTTCTGTTTTTGTCCGATGAGTTAATCCAGTATTTAATTATTATATCGTATTCAATGCTCTCTGGTTTCTTAACAAGAACTTTATCTGTGAATGGTCGAATATTAGTTGCAGAGAGAACGCTATTTATCTGCTCTAATAGTTCATCAGAAGGTATATCCCCGTTCTCTAACAAAGAACGGATTTCTACAGTTCCGGGCGATGGTGTATATACATTCACATCTTTTATATTCTGATTGGCTGTTCTTGTCCAATATTTATAAGAATCCTCCGGCCCTGCTGTAGACAGTTTTTCCGGCGACAGTTTTATTCTTTCAGCATAATTATCATCTGACTCTGTATCAGCACCAGAATTAGATGTTGTTAGATTCCTTACGCTGGAAACATACGGCAACGGAGTCACCAACTCGTTTATTTGCCCAGGTAAAAATCCATTCCCCGATAAGCCAGGTATAACAGCATATCCTGAGACTGTACCAACTGTTTTCCCAGCTGGTATTTCCAACAAAACATCTGTTTGGAAAATAACACTATTTCCAGTTGAAATTTGAGTGCCAGCAGGTATTGTATATATCCCCGATAATTTTGTTGACAGATTAAACTCAAATGTAGTCAAGGCAGATTGAGCTTCCAGCCTAGGCGTATCCGTCAGATAGCCTATATGGTCGAGATATTCACCCCCACCATATGTAAGAAGGTTTTGTTTTGCAGAAAAATCGATAGCTTTTCTTTGCTGTATAATAATCTCACACAATGACAAGATGAATAATCTACGTGGATCAGCAGGTGCTAATGTTTCACCTGTTATACTCTCAAAAGCCCTGATTGAACGAGTTGTTATATCAGTCGGGTTAGAATCTGCGAAAGTAATATCTGGCAAACCACCGCGCGGCAACGTCATTCTCTAACTCCTATCACAAGTTTTGGCCTAATAAAACCATCAGAAACGTCCGTTCTTTCAAAAGTAACAGAATGGATAATCGCTCTAGGCTCAAACTCACTAATTTTTTGAATTATTTCTCGTGTTGCTGTAGCAATAAAAATTGGGCTAGGGCTATCAACAAGACTTGAATTAACTCCTAATTTTCTGGCATATGGTACAGTGCCAATCTGAGTATTAATAATAGTAGAGACATTTTGCAATACTTCTTCTACAACT